TTCTCATTGACAATCGACAAAGCTAACTACTTCGCATTCAAAATGGATGACATCGAAGACCAGTTCGCAAACGTTGATTATGTTAGCCTAGCTGCTGATCGTGCAGCATATAAAATGGCTGACGCAATGGACGCAGACGTATTGTCTTACTTGTCTGGTCACACAACAGCAGGTGTATTGATTTCCACTACATCAGGTGACGCGCAGCACGACACTGCAGGTAACCTAACAGGTGAATTCCTAACAGCGAACCACCTAACTATCGGTGATATGAACAACATCACAACTGCTGACTCAGGTGGAACAGGTGACTCTATTCCTCTAGCACCACGTCTACCAGGTGCAACAGCGTTGTCAGCTACAGTTGCATCTCCTTTGGCACTTATCGCACGTATGGCGCGTCAAATGGATGTTGCAAACGTTGACTCACGTGGGCGTTGGCTCGTAGTTGACCCGGTATTTGTCGAGCTGCTTAAAGACGAAGACAGCCGCCTATTGAACGCTGATTTCGGTGGTTCAGGATTAATGAACGGTATCATGGCAAACAACATCCATGGCTTCCGTTTGTATGTCTCTAACAACCTACCAGCAGCAGGTACTGGCGCAGGTACTTCAGGTACAACTGGTCAGGACGACAACTACGGTGTTATCGTTGCGGGTCAGGACGATGCAGTAGCATCAGCGGAGCAAATCAACAAAGTTGAGAACTACCGTGACCCTGATTCATTCGCAGACATCGTGCGTGGTATGCACCTTTACGGGCGCAAAATCCTACGTCCAGAAGCACTAGTAACAGCACGTTACAACGCTGCTTAATTAGCATAAACTTAGGGGCTGGTCAAGTACTGGCCCCTTTGTGCTTTTAAATATAACGAGGACATTCCCTATGGCTATTACAACGGCAATGTGCAACAGCTTCAAGCAAGAACTACTTGGGGGTGTTCACGACTTAGATACCGATACTTTAAAATTAGCTTTGATCAAAGAGTCACCAACAGGAACTTATGGTGCTGCTACAACAAACTACTCTGATGTAACAGGCAACTCTGACGAAGCGACAGGTACAAACTATACAGCAGGTGGTCAAGCTCTTGATTCTGCTACTATCACTCTTTCAAGCGGAACAGCATTTGTAGATTTTGCAGATGAGGTGTTTTCAGACTTAACTATTTCTGCAGATGGTGCTATACTTTATAACGCTTCGCAAGGAAACAAAGCGATTGCAGTGTTTGACTTTGGTGGTACAGTAACATCAACAGCAGGTGACTTCACTGTTGTATTCCCAACAGCAGATGCTTCTAACGCAGTTATCCGCATCAGCTAATAAGGTATTACACAATGGCATTAGTAATTAAAGATCGTGTTAAAGAAGTTACAACTACTACTGGCACAGGGGATATTACCCTAGCTGGTGCAGGTTCTACCTTTAGCACTTTTCAGTCTCACATGTCAAATGGAGACACAACATACTATGCCATTGTGCACACCGCTTCTGGTGCAGACGAATGGGAAGTTGGACTAGGCACGTGGAATACAGGTAACACTTTTTCACGTACAACGGTCTACGCTGGTTCTAACGGTACTTCTGCTGTTAATTTTAGCAGTGGTACTAAAAACATTTTTATGACTGCTCCTGCAGATAAGTCTGTGTTAAAAGATTCGGCGGGTGATGTTACTGTTGATCTAACTGCAATTGATGACACAGTTATTGGCGGTACTACTCCTGCAGCAGGTAGCTTTACTACACTAGCCGCTTCAGGTAACGTAGACTTTGAGGGTTACATTGACATGAACCCTATAGCACACCCTACTCACGCAGAGGGCCGTGTCTACTATGATAGCACACACAAAAGTTTATCTTTCCAAAGTGATATTTCAGACGTTGAACATGAGCTAGGTCTTGAAGAACATGTACGTGTCTACAACAACTCTGGCTCTACTATTGCTAAAGGTAAGCCTGTCTACTGGTCAGGTAACCAAAACGATGTACCTACTATTGGTTTAGCTAATGCTACATCAGAAACAAAATATAACGTTCAAGGTCTTACAGCAGGTTCTATCGCTAACAACAGCTACGGTTATGTAATTGTATCTGGTCTTGTTTATGATATTGACACCTCTAGCCTTAACGCAGGTGATAACTTCTTCGCAGGTCTTACAGACGGTGCGCTACAGAATGCTGCACCTACATACCCTAACTTTCCCATGTGTTTGGGTTGGGTGATAAAATCTGATGCATCCACAGGTATTGTACTTGTTAATCAACAAAATCACTCAGTCAATAGCTTCCGTGTTCGTACGGACGCACACGTAGGTGGTGACCTTACTATCTCAGGTGACCTTACTGTTAACGGTACACAAACAGCTACGTCTTCTAACAATGTTAGCTTGGGTGCTTCTTTCCAGTATCTAAACGCTGGTGACACTATTGGTGAATCAGGTACTACGCAGTCTACAGGTTCTGGTCTAGATGATGCTACATTCGTAGGACACTTTACAGGTACAGCTTCAACTACTTACTACGTTAAGATTGACGCAACAGGTACACCAGATACATTTTCTTGGTCTAAAGATAACTTTTCTACCACAGAAGCAACAGGGGTTTCTATTACAGGAAACGATCAAGAGCTAGACAATGGTATTAGTGTTAACTTTGGTGCTACAACAGGTCACACACTTAACGATGTTTGGTCAGGTACAGCAGCACCTGCTAATGTAGACACAGGGTTATTCACCAACTACAACACAGGCGGTTCTGGTGTAGGCTATACACACACAGGTATTTTCTGGGACGCATCTACATCAAAGTGGACAGTACTGAGCGAGTATGACCCAGAGCCAGAAGGTACAATCAACTTATCAGATAGCTCTGTAGCGTATGCTACTTTTAAAGCAGGAACGTTTGAGGGTGACTTAACTGGTGACGTAACAGGTGATGTAACAGGTACAGCAACATCTGCAAACGCACTAGCAACAGCACGTACAATCGGTGGGGTATCCTTTGATGGTTCTTCTAACATTAATCTTCCCGGCGTTAACACAGCAGGTAACCAAGATACAACTGGCAATGCTGCGACAGCCACAGCACTAGAGACAGCACGTACAATTTCACTTACAGGTGACGTAACAGGTAGTGTTTCATTTGATGGCTCTGCTAATGCGTCTATCACTGCTACTGTTGCAGATGACAGTCACAACCATATTATTGCTAACGTTGATGGGTTACAGACTGCACTAGATGCTAAAGCAAACGACAGCGTAACCATCTCTGCTGGTGGTGGTTTAACAGGTGGCGGTTCACTAGCTGGCAACCGCACTATATCACACGCTGACACATCTAGCCAAGCATCAGTGAACAACTCTAATGGCACAGTCATTCAAGATATTACTCTTGATACGTATGGACACATCACAGGTCTTACATCGTATAACCTAGATGGTCGTTACTACACAGAGAGTGAAGCGGATAGCCGTTTCATTAACGCTGCTGGCGATACTATGACAGGTGCGCTACGTCATGATCAAGACAGCTTGACAGCATCAGGCGGTACGCTTACAATTAGCTTATCAAACGCTAATAACTTTTATGTCACTATGACAGCTAATACTACCTTCGCTTTTAATGATCGTGATGCAGGTCGCTACGGTAATATTATTATTAAGCAAGATGCTACAGGCGGTCGTACATTTACACTTCCAGCACAGTGTAAGACACCAGTAAATGGTGCATCTATTGTACAAGCTACAAATGCTAACGAGATTAGTATATTGTCTTACTATGTTCTGGACGCAAATAACATCCTAGTAAACTACATTGGGGATTTTGCATAACATGTCTTGGTTTATTAACGGCATCAAAGAATTTACTACAACGTTTACTACAACGTTTGCTACTTCTAATAGCACATCACGTAGTACTTCACGTGCCACAACCACTACATTTTCTACGTCTTCAACCTTCACTACAACGTTTAATACGACAAAATCTACTACTACAACGTTTTCAACGTCTTCAAGTTTCACTACAACTTTTGCTACTTCAAATAGTACTTCTAAATCTACGACTACTACGTTTGCTACGTCTAAGTCTACGACTACCACTTTCAACACGTCTCAGTCTACAACTACCACTTTCAACACGTCTCAGTCTACAACTACCACTTTCAACACGTCTCAGTCTACAACTACTTCCTTTACTACTTCCTATACCACTTCCTATAGTACAGGCTACAGTCTTGTATACTATGGTTGGGCTAGGTATGCGTCACGTGATGGTGATACTCAGTGGAGGCGTTATACTGGGCCTAATGGTACAGGTAGCTCGTTGTCTGTGGGCGGTTCAATGGGTAATAGCACACCTTACTCATTTAATTTAGGCGGTAGATACTGGTTTGGAAAAACTCAATTTGCTAGACAAGGCCCAGAGACTTATTACAATTACACCGTACACCAGCCAGCATCCAAAACAACATCCAGATCAACATCCAGAACAACCTCTAGGTCTACAACTACTACGTTTGCTACTTCTAAATCTACAACTACTACGTTTGCTACTTCTAAATCTACAACTACTACGTTTGCTACTTCAAAATCTACAACTACCACTTTTAACACATCTCAGGCTACAACTACTACGTTTACAACTACATTTAACACGTCTAGGACAACTACAACTACATTTAACACGTCTAAGTCTACGATTACTACATTCGCTACCTCTAGGTCTACTACAACAACGTTTAATACTTCTAAAAGTACAACAACAACCTTTACAACTACCTTCACTACAACGTATAATACGTCCAGATCAACTTCTAGGACGACTAACTTTTATGCATAGCATCAATCATACAGATAACCATGACGACAAAGACATACCAGACTTATTATCTGCAAAAGTAAAAAAGCTAACAGTAGTAGAAGATTACTTTTTAGAAAAGGTAAAAGAGTACGATTTTGAGGTTTGTTATGACTGTACAGCAGAAGAGCCTGTTGTATGGAAAACTTTGAATTATACTACTTATGCTGGTTGCTTTATTATGCACCCTCTTCGGGGTCAGGCATCTAAACAACAGATGATGGACGCATATATTCATGGCTCCTATGATAAATCTTGGATTACGTATTTTAATAAAAAACTAAAAGAGCGTGATGCTAGTAAGTACAAGCGTGGCCCTGATCGTGACATTGATACTATTCCTAATATAGACATCCTCGTTGTTCTTGCGGGTCATAATAAATTAGCAAAACACACATGTGCAGGTTCTCTGCTAGACTTACACAGCCTATCTGATAGTGTTTGGTACAAGAAACACCCTATATCACATCAAAAAGTGTATGATGACTTGTTTAAACACCTGAAAGCACAAGGTGTAAAAAACATAAACGTTGTCGAAGATGGTATTGATCTTTATGATCAGATGCAATTTACTAACCGTGTTGCTACAGGTTTTGCCAGTGAATCAGCAATATATGCAGTAGCAGATGGACTGCCTTTAATTTGTACTGACCTATATCAGAATAAAAACACAGCACCTTTTCATCACATTAACTGGTTCCTGTTTTATGAGGAAGACCCTGTTTATTTTATAAATAAAGCGTTTAGCTCTTATAAATCAGGTATAATAAATCTTGA